AAATCAAAGAAGGCTAAATCACCAGGAAGTGGCGTGGCCTCGGCAATACCTTGCCAACGCTTCGCCTCGGCAAACGCCTTTGCCCCTGCCGGTGTGTAGGTGCAATCAGGAATCTTTAAGCCAACTTGCTTGGCACACCAATTGACGAAGGCACCGCACCAAGGCTGATTCGCCTTCTGATACTTTGTTTCATTATCGGCAGGGCCTTCAATGTAGCCAACTTCGCCTGCTGCCACTTCAAGGAATTTATCAAGTTGCGAACACATTATTTCAGCAGAGCTTCTTTCACGATGTCGGTCAGGAAGTCAACCTTATCCTCTAAGACGGCAACTTTGTCCTTTATCGAACTGCCGCCATTTGGCTTGAGTTCGTTTAGGTAGTGCTTGACGAGCCACTTTACTCCAAGGGCAGTTGAGCCAAGGATGCTAAGAAGGGCGACAATAAAGCCTGCCCAATCGGTTGGATTCATTTTATGGCACCAAGTAAAGAACGGAAACTGTGGTCGTGTTTGGTGATGCTGTCGCCGCATAGATTACACTTTTAGGCGGAACACTCAAATCAATTGTGGTGTCTTTGTCAAAATTGAATCCATTGGTAGAACTGACATTACTTCCACCGAGAAAGCAAGGATGTGTGCCTGCGTTGTGCAATCTGACAAGACGATTTTCGCCATAGCTCTCAACAAGAATTTGAGCAGTTGAATTGACAGTGAGTTGCTTGCTTGAAGCCATTTTTCTCCTTCAGTAAGACCCCAATGTTTTCAAAATCGTCTATTTGGTCATCAATGGTGCGAGTGATGTCTTCACATTCATAAATCATAAGAGGTTGACGAGTGACCTAGTTCTCCCCGAAGCGAGCTGAGTGTAAACCTGAGTCGTGGCAACTGACGAGTGGCGCATTAAGTCGCGCACTGCCAAAAGGTCACCGCCTGATTTCTCAAGCATATTGGTTGCAAAGTAATGGCGACAAGCGTGGAAGGTTTTGACCTCAATGTTTAGGCGCTTCATCTCTGCGCTCGTCATCTTGGAAAGGCAATTGCTTGTCACATTCCACAGACGACCTTGGGTTTTATACGAAAGAATTACCTCTGCCACCTTTTGGGCCACAGGAACCGACAAGTCAGTTCCGCCTTTGCCTGCAATTCTTAGAATGTAGCCATCATCTCTTTGCTCTAAATCAATGCCTTTGAGGTTGGCAACTTCCATCGCCCTAAGTCCTGCCGAGCATCCGATGATGAACCAATCGCGCATTGGTTGCTTGGCTTCGCTCATCACAAGCCTTGCTTCATTTGGCGTTAGTGGGTGCGGTAGCCCGCGAGATTTGCGAACAGGTGGAAGGTCAAGATAACAGTTGTTAGAAATGACACCCATCTTGTTCAGGGTCTTAAATAAGGATCGAAAGCGAGCTGCGTAGGTGCCTTTTGTTGAAACGGCCTTTGGCACCATCACGGCTGCCATTATGTCCTCAACAGTTGCGATTTGAGGATGAACCCCCATTCTTACCAGGAGGTTGTAATCATTGCGAAACAGAGCCATTGAAAAGCCCTGCATTTGATACCGAGCAAGGAGTTTTTCCTTGATGGTTTCCATCTCTGTAAGTTCCATAGCCCAAGACTAGCCTATGGTGTCAACCACAATCGCACACGATTGTGCCGAGGCTAGAATAATCCCCTTGCCAAGCTGAAGCATCGTAGCGGATAGTTCAACCAGCACAGGATTGAAGTGGCAGGCGGCTGGTGGTGGCGGTAAAGTCTTACAGGTCATCAATGCTACTTACGGAACAGAAACAGGAAGTTCAAGTAGCACTTTTGCTGATACTAATACAACTGCCACTATTACGCCTTCAGCAGCTACCAGTAAGATATTAGTTTTAGTATCTCAAACGGGTATCATAAAAGTTGATACTAATACGAATGGAACATTCAAACTTCTTAGAGGTGCAACTGATTTAATTAAGTTTGAAGATGCTGCTGGAGATACAAATAGCACAGCCAAAAACGGCATAGGCGGAACTTCTGTATGTTATCTTGATTCACCAAACACAACTTCAGCAACAACCTATAAAACACAATTTAGGTCAGGCGGAAATACTGGATTTATTTATATTAACAATAACGCCACTTTTTCAACCATTACTCTTTTAGAAATAGGTGCATAATATGGCAACAGGCCCAAGAGTTTTAGCGATGCTATGTCCAAGCGTTGAATGGACAATTTACGGAGATGATTACGAATCCATTATTTGGTATGGCAAACCGCCAGCAATTACCAAAGAAGAATTTGAATTAGGCTTTACTCAGTATAATGCTTGGAAGGCAGAGCAAGATGCAGCAAAAGCAGCCCAAAAGGCAGCTTTGCTAGATCGGCTAGGTTTAACCCAAGAGGAGTTTGACACCCTTACAGCATAATCTTGAGGGATTGTGCTAGAGGCCGAGGGCCTTTAAGTCCTCAGCAGTAAGGCCAAGCGCAGCCAGTTTTGCCTGTGCTGCTTCTTTCTTGGCTTTGATTTCATTTTCGGCTTCAACATACTTTGCAGCACTTTGTCTATCCAATTCTAGTTGCTTTAATTCTTCGGCGGTCATATCTCTTTCTATAATTTCGCCTGTTTCAACATTGTGGATTTTGATAATTGTCATTATTTCACCCCATATACATATACAGTTCCAGCGTTTAGATTACCAGTTTGGCAAGCAAACTTTAAGGAAGTAATTGCGTTAGTTTGATTGTAATAACCCTGACCCCATTGATCACTTAGGTTGGTGGGTGTGGTCCAATCGTTATTCACAGAAGCATAACCAATCATCTTCCAAATGCTTGTATTATCATACTCATAAATATCAATCCAAGTTATTCCAGTATTTGTGCCATCGTCTGCGGTTTGGCCAATGTAAAACCTATCACCATTAAAAGTCGTATTAGTGTTGGCTGGATTGTTAAAATCTAAAGTCCGATATCGATTAGCTCCACCATCTCCATTGATTTGAAATGTAAGTCTATCGTTATCAGTTGCAGGATCAAAATTGACAATAACTATATGTAAATTTCTGTATCCGCTAGGAATGCTGCTTACTGTTGTTGATGCGCCAGTTAAAGTTGTGCCACCTGTATTTATCAAAGTCATTCCACCAGCAGCAGGCGCAGCCCACTTCAATCCTGTCGGTGAAACTGAACTATCCGCTACAAACTTCGGCACAATCTCAGAGGATTGTTCTAAAGGCCCAAGGCTTTCAGATCATCGGCGGTTAGACCTAGAGCTTCCAACTTAGCTTCGGCTGCTGCCTTAGCATCTGCTTTTGCTTCGGCTTCGGTTATTTCATCAGCCTTTACCTGCTCAATGGCTGCATCTATCTCTAATTGAGTAGGCGCTTCGCCTTCTAAGACATCCCATTTAATAGTGCTGTAATCATCATTTGTAAATGAAAATTCAGCCGTAGGTTTTAATTTTTTAATTGCTTTAACTAGATAACTCATTATGCACCTATTTCAATTAAAGTTATAGAACTTGAAGCACCTAGATATTGAAAAGTTGAACTGGCGCTAGAGCCTGTATTTTCAAGCCTACTCTGTGTTTTATATGTGGTCGAGCTGGTGGTATTAGGACTATCTAAATAAGTCATTGGTATCACATCAGTTAATTGAAGTGCGCTTGCTCCTGATGCCCTAAGATATTGGGTGCTAAAAAAATCAGAGCCGCTCATATCAAAAATGTCAGTTGCACCTCTAAGCAGTTTCATACCAAGACCAGCCATCAAAGATGCGCTTACTATTTGAAATACTTGTTGGTTTACTATAACTAAAACCTTGCTAGAGGCTGAACTAGGCGTAATACTTGCCGTCAAATCTGTGTCGGTGTAAGCTGTTGTGGCAATAGTTTTAGCAGTTGAATAAACTGCACTGACAACCTGTAAAACTTTACCGCCACCAGCAGGCGCAGCCCATTTGAGGCCAGTAGGCGAAACAGTGGAATCCGCTACAAGTGTGTGGCCGTTGGTGCCGACTGCTAGGCGGGCGAATGTGTCTGCGCCTGTGCCTACAATAAGGTCGCCCTTAGCATCAATTTCGGTGGCCATTGAGTTGGTGATTGTGACAGTTCCCGAAGTTCCGCCACCTGAGATTCCTGTTCCTGCGGTGACACCTTCGATGTCGCCCGAAGCAGGTGTTGCGAATTGGAAGAAGATTGCTGCGCTTGCGCTAGTGA